GTCGTTACCTCAACCAAAGGCAACGCTGCAAAGTACCTGTTTCGCGTCCCAGAGGCTCTGTGGGGCCATGTGCGGGGCATCGGGTTGTCTGATACCGGCGCTGGCTACGAGGTGCTCTGGGGTCGTCAGGGGGTTATCTACGGGGCTTATCCCGGGTCTAGTGATGGCAAGGCTCCAGAGGGTCACTATCACTTTGAAGGGGATCTCACAGTTGTCCCAGAAGCACCTGAATGGTTGCTGGCTGAGATGCGTGATGCCTGTGGAAAAGGTGTTGTTGATGGCGGCTTTATCAAAAACCGTAAGGCCCTTGATTTCTCAGATCGGGATCCAGGTGAGGTTGCTGAGATCATCCAATCAGCTTTGAAGTTCATCCCAGGGCAGGGTGCTGGTAGCCGTGATCAGTGGATCAAGGTGGGTATGGCGATCCACAGCGAACTGCCCACGGATCTGGGTTTGACGTTGTGGTCGGCGTGGTCTGCTGAGGATCCTGAGTTCAGTGATGAGTGGTCTGGAGGTTCCAACCCCTGTGAAGCCGTTTGGAAGAGCTTCAAACGAGGTTCGGTGAGCCTTGGGACGCTCTTCTGGATGGCGGACCAGCAAATGCCTGGTCGTCTCTGGCTGTCCGAGGATCTGCGGAAGGTGGTTGCTGATGTTGAAGGTGATACCACCCTCAGGATTCGCAACGTCACCCTTACGTATGCCGAGGTGATCAAACGTGCTAAGGAACTCCAGGATTTGGATAATCCTGCGGAGATGGCCCACCGTATGAATGCTTTGGCCTTGGAGGCGGGCTATCGGGATGCTGGTGCTTTGGAACGGTTGCTGATTAGCCAGTCCCAGTACGAGCAGGAGAATACTGAAATGGCTATGGAGTGTCTGCTACGTAAAGATCTGAAGTTTAGTTATTTGATCCCAGATCTTCTTCCATGCCCTGGAACTGTGATGATCCACGGTTCGGGTGGTGATGGCAAATCCATGACCGCTTGGACCTTGGCCAAGCACGTGGCTAGAGGCATTCCTTTTAAAGTACGGGGAGATTTAGTGCCGGTAGAGCAAGGGAAAGTTTTAATTCTTAATGGTGACCAATCTGAAGTTCAGATCCAGCAACAGATGCAGGATTTGGATTTTAAACCTAGTGATCCGGTTACCGTAATCATGGGCTGGGATATTAACTGGTACTGTAGATTTATTAAGTTGATTGAAAAACATAAACCGTCCTTAGTTATTATTGACTCTATTACTGGATGCAGTAGAGGTAGTGCGTTTGACGAAAATAAAAAAGAATTTGCAAGTCCTATTTACTGGCTAAGTAATAATAACGGTAGGGCTTTTCCCGGTTGCACCATTCTTTTGATCCATCACTCTAATAAAAGCGGTGGATTTAGAGGTACTACGGCAATCAGAGACGCTGTTGATGAAGTGTGGGGTTTGAGGCGTCCCAATACTGAGCAGAAAGAAACCTACGGATCCAATTGTCGGTTTGTGTCGGTGGAAAAGTCGCGTACTGGTCGGGATGGTTCCAAGTTGCGCCTAACCCTGGAAGACGATTTGACGTTTTCACTAGAGGACTTTGACGAGACTGGGGTTGCCGCAGGGCCCGCGTCAATCACAGATCGCGTCCTAGCCCGTCTGAGGGCTGTCTACCCAGCTGGACGTACCAGGAGTGAGCTGAATGCCGACGCGCAGTGCGGAGGGAGCGTGGAGGCCATTAGGAAGGCTCTCCAGCGCCTGGATAAGCGCAGGTTGATCGAGGCACTGGACGTACCACGCCTCGAAGGGATGGGGGGTAGCACCCCAGTTATGTACCGAGCTGTGCTCTCGCGTGATATGTGTGGGAATAAGTGTCCCACTCCTACAAATCCCAGTACTGCACTGGAAACAGGAGTGGGACAGCCCCTTGACGTGTCCCACTCGTCGGAGTCCTCTGAGGAGGTGCTGCAGGTGACGGTTGTCGCCGTGGATCCCGAGCCTCGAAATGAGTGGGACACCCCCTCCCCCTGTCCCACTCCTATTACAAGTGATACCAACGGTTCTGCCCCAGTGGGACAGGTTGTGGATGTATCCCCAAGGGAAGAACGCACTCCAGAAGAGCTAGCAGTCCTTATCCAAGAGGCCTCTCAAATCTGGGAGTGATCGGGTGTGATACAGTTGTGCGGCATTCGCGTGTCACACAACTGTGTCTACAGTCAGGCAGTCTTATTCGCTACACCCAAAAACGGTTATGTATCTATCGGCAATAGCAAATTTACAGCACCGATCTGTATCAAAACAACTTGATTTTATTGTGACTGAGTACATTAAAACTGTTGCAGATACTTTTACCGTTGCTGAGCATAATACTTTTAGTACTTTAGTAGGTACAGCGCAATGATAAAACTCACTAAAAAACCTAAATATGTAACAAAAGGACAGTGGTGCGTAAATTCTAATAATGGGTACGTAAAAATGCAGACATCGTATTTACATATTTATGGTTACGGACCAGACACAGCAAATTTTATTACTGCTAACAGTAAAAAGTTAGATGAATTTGCAAAAGAATGGCAGTTAGATGGAGGTCAAGCTCCCGGCAACTGTAAAGAAACTACGTACACTCTTTACGCGGAGAACCAAGATTACTGGCTTCACCCTATGTTTGCGTTTACTCATTGCTTCAATAGAGGTAAAGAAAGTTTATTAGCTATTCTTAAAGATATTGGCTACGATCAGTTTAAACCTCCTGTAACTGAACTTGTAGAAGATGTGTACGTAGAACCTACGGATGCACCTTCTAATGTAAGTACACTTGCTACTATACAAAATTCCAATGCACAGCTTGCACTATATACAGACGGTAAAATTGATTTTGACTATATAAAAAATATTACTGAATTTGTAGGCGGACAAGAAGCGGATGATATTCGTCAGGCTTTTGGAAAACTTATAGCGCAAGAACTTAAACATCTGGTACGACAGCGTGCCTAACCTGTACCTTGTACTAATGCGTGTAGCCGCGTGGCTACTGTGGAAAACTCCAGTGGCCAGTAAGTCCCAGCCCAAACCGCCCCGGCGTCCCATGCTGGGCTTTACCACTGGCACTACGCCCGACGAGGTGCATTCCATCGTGCGGCTGTCCTGGTTCAGGGCTGGCCGCCCGGTGGAAGTGGACGAGTTCCAGATTGAGGAGTGTGCTGAGGCCGACCAGATCTTTCACTACGCCGTGGGGCAAGCCCTGCGGCAAGGTGCTGATGTCTGCGTCCTGACCGCTTACACACCTGACCAGCTTGGCGTCCCTACGGATCGTTAAGTTCTGTAACTGGCACACTTGCCAACTACTTGGTCCTGTGTAACACTACTGTGCAGGAGGCGAGAGCTTCCTGCCTCAATCCTCTACTACATAACATGATTACCCACACTAAACTGGCCAACGAGAATCTCAGCCCCTGGTACTTTGCTGTTCGTTACGCCTCCTTGGTGTTCCAGCAGCGCATCAATGACCTGGAGCAGCTCGGCCTCAACTGCACTTACGACCATCACAGCCTCAAAAATCTCCAGGAACTGGAGCAGTTCCTAAAGATGTCCTGGGACACCTACATGGATAGTTTGGAAATTTCCACCACCCAGGAGGCAGTGAAGTGAATCCCGATGTCCTTGAAATCTATGACGTTACCTTTACTCCTGACAGCGTATGCGTCGTGCAAGCTATTGTCGAAGACGCTGCCATCTCCAGTCCTCAAACCCAGGATGATCCAGAGGAGTACTGTCCTGCCTTGTGCAGAGGCTCCTTCTACTTTTCTGAAGAGGACGTAATCCCAGCTACCGATGAAGGACTCAGACGCCTGTTCGCAGAACGCATCGACAACTGGGAGCTGGTGGACACGTCGGATTGGGACGTCTAACGCCAGAGATCTTAGAAACTCTGACGATTATGACGACTGGGAATATGGCACTGAGCCAATTCCATCCGACACAAGCTGGGTCAGACCTACAACCCTTACCCAGCTTTTTCACAAGATCATTGCCAAGCTCGAACTTGCTGATACTGTGGATAGCCAGAAGCTGGCCAGGCTGGTGATCAATGAAATCCTCAGGCTGCCTGCCTCTACCCTCTTAGACCTAAAATCCCAGGATCCAAGTTTCAATGACCCAAACTCCAACTAGCTCTCCATTTTTCAGGTCGTTCTTGCTAGGCAAGACTTTTTCACTAGAAGACATCAAAGATGTTTCTGACGTGGATCTAGAGACTCTGAATATCGAGACACTGGCTGCGCTAAACGATGCGCGGCATGACTATGCCAGTCTTGAAGATCGTCAGTCGAAGGAAGGCGGGCAAATTTTCTACCGTATGAAGGTGGCTAGCTACTTCCAGTCTGCAATCCAAATCGAGAAGGCTGGCCCTTAGCTACTTCTCGTCAACGTACCAACCACTCAACTTTTGACATGATCACTCTGCTTTCTGACCGCGACACCCATCAACTTGCGTCTTATGTGACCGAGATTGAGAGCGCCCTTGAAAACATCGTTCTGATTATCGGTGGTGCTCAAACGGTCCACTTGGATCAACCCACGGCAACTAAGTCGGTGTTGGCCCCTGTGGAAAACGCCCCAGTCAAGTCTCAAACTAAGACTCGTAAGTCCAAGCGCCATGCGAGGGCTTCACTGACTGCTACCAAGGTGATGGAGATTAAGCGGCGTCTTGCTGCTGGCGATAAGGCTGGCGCTATCTGTCGTGATTACAAGGTGCATGTCACCACCATCAATGCCATTAAATATGGCAAGACTTGGAATCACGTCCAACTCCAGCAAGCTGGCGCATGATTCTCTGTGATACAGAGATCCGGGCCCTGTGCGAGCAGGGCCTTGTGACTCCCTACGATCCAGCCCTTGTAAATCCGGCCAGTCTCGATGTGAGACTCGGTTGCGACTTACTGGTAGAGGTGGCTGAGTGGTCTACGATGATTCCCGTTGACATCACGGGTTATACTCAAGCAGAACCTTTCTACTTACAACCGCACGAGTTTGTACTGGCGTGTACGGAGGAAACGTTTTACCTGCCTACGAATATCGCAGGGCAATTTGCGCTTAAGAGTTCCAGGGCAAGATCAGGCATTGAGCATTTGATGGCTGGTTATTGTGATCCTGGCTGGAGTGGATCCAAGCTTACGTTGGAGTTACAGAATGCACGTTCTATGCACCCTGTTGCTATTTGGCCTGGGATGCGTATTGGGCAGATTGTATTCCATCGCATGTCACAAACTCCAGCTAAAGATTATTCAGTTACTGGCCACTACAACAACGATTCAACCGTCACTGCTTCCAAAACATGAACGACATTCAGACAACACTTGACGAACGTGGATCACGCTACGGTGATTTCATGGGTCATGCAGAAATTACGTGTGAGTTAAAAGGTATCATTGCTCAGTATGCAATTACACGTAACAAAAAGCTGGAATTTGATCAACAGGAAGCGCTAGATATGATCTGCCACAAAATTGGGCGGATCCTTAATGGTGATCCAGACTATGCCGATTCGTGGCATGACATTGCTGGCTACGCACAACTTGTTGCTAACAGATTGAACAATGACTAACCAACACCCGATCACCCCACCGCCTGAACTGGTGCAGCAGTGGCGAGAGCAGATGCCCGTTGGTATTTTTGATGGTTATAAGTACCCGGAGCGGGAAAAAGCTCTGTGTTTAGTGGCTGCCCAATGGGGTGCCGACCAGGAGCTGGAGGCTTGCTGTGCGTGGGTCAGCAATGAACTCTCCCCTGACATCGTTGACGAACTCCGAGCCGCCCGCCGCCCCAAGCAGCCGACGCTAAAGGAGCAGGCGCTTACTGCGCTACACGCTATTGCAACAGGGGCCAATGACACCCGCGAGCAGCACCAAGACCTTGACACTATCCGCCGCGCACTGGAGGTATTGCCCAATGACTGACCAATTTCCTGACGCCACGAAAATGGTCTTATCCCCCGCCGCGCAGGCAGTGTTGGATGCTTATTGGGATGATGCACCATTGGAATCTGGAGCACGATGTGGCCTTGCCGCCGCCCTTCGCGCTGTTGCTGAGCAGTTAGTACCTCAGGTGTATGTACCAGAACGTTTCTATTCTGGAGAGGATTTTGAGGAATATGCCCGCCAAATGACTCGCCAGCACCTCCTCGCCATTGCCGACGAGCTGGAGGGGCAGTGAAGCAGTGTCCTGAATGTTCCGGTGAACATACACGGCTATTAGAAAGTAGACCTACAGCGCGTGGTGTACGACGTAGACGACGTATTTGTGACGACTGTTTACATAGGTGGTCTACATTTACTAAAGATTGTTTAGCTCCTACAGATGCCGTAGTAAGTAAATATAGAAGACATTCACGCGAAGAAGTTATTGCAATTTTGCAATCTACTTTGTCGCAAAGTGCATTAGCTTCTAAGTACAAAACTACTCGACAGACAATATCTAGGATTCAGTTGGGTATTATGTACAAAGAAATACATGCTGATTATTACAAACCGCGCACTGGACCAGTTATGTATTGCATTAACTGCATAAACTGGACCAAAAGGCGGTGCGGTTTGGGTTTTCCTGAGGCTGGTGGGGACTTTGCAACAGAATGTTGCGTCTACAAGCCCAATGCCCATGCTCGTGTAGTACAGTAGTCAAGTTCGCCACACCACAGGCCACACACCATGATCAATGATTTTGCCCAAGCC